ATGTTTAACAACATCATCACCTATATCAACTAATACCTCTATACTGTCTTCTATTTCTTCTAGTTTACCATTAATTTTATCTTGTAAGTTTAACACATCATCTGTTGATAAACTTTTTAGTTCTTCGTAATCAACTAAATCTCTAGCCAACTCACCTTTTACAACATCTATCTCTCTAACTTTTTTTTGAAAGTCTGCTTCATATTTTTCAGGATCAAAAGTATCTTCTGATGGTCTTCTAATAAATTCGTTTTCATCAATATCATAAACACCATCAGCCATAGCATCATTTTTCTTTTTTAACTCTGGGTCTGTAATTACATAATAGTTTACAGGGTGTTTTGTGCCTGGTACAAGTTTACCATTTATATCTTTTAAACTTGAGGCTAATTCTTTTCTTGCTGTTTCTCTATCTTCTTCAGGCACATCAAACAATACATTAATGTCTAAATCAGCATCGTCTCTATATCTCTTTGTAAGTATAGAACCAATTAATGAATATTTTTTGACAGGATAAGTTTCTTGGAATTTATCTATTTGGTCTAGTATCATATCCACAACTTTTTTCTTTAGTTTTGGATTGTTACTATCAGCGTCATCAAATACGCCTGGTGCATATCTACGTCTAGGTATATCAATAATACTTTCTTTTATGTAGTCTTTAAATTTCATTATTCGCCACCACCATTTCCACCGTTACCACCATTACCGCCGTTGCCATTACCATTGCCGTTACCATTACCATTTCCATTACTTGGAGCTGGACTAGGTGTAGCATCACCACCATTTCTACCTGAACCTAAACCATAATAACCAACAAAACCTCTTTCGCCTTTTGGAACGCACACTTTTAGTTTTTCATCAAACTTATATCCTGGTGGGCATTTTTTCTCTGCCGTTAAGTTCATAAATTTTTTAAATCCTAACATCATATTCTTTTCTTTGCCTGTAGTTCGTTAGCTATCCATTGTTTAGCTTGTAAATTTTGTGGTGTTGATCTTAATTGACTTCTTATAAACTTCGCAGCTGTGTTAAGTGTTAATGTAACTAATTCTTTTTCACTTTTATTATTATCTACGATTAACATTCTATTTGGGCTAAATATTCTTTGAAACTGTCCTATGTTTCTTTGTACACCATTCCAACTATTTTGTACAATATATTCTGGTATTGATCTAGGTCTATTTCTATTTCTCTCTAACGCCACCTCTAAACTCGTATTAACAAAGATCATATAACTATCATAACCTATTTGATCTAACATTCTTTTTTGTTGATTAATAACGTTCATATCTCTACCAGTTGCATCTATAACTAAACCTAATCTACCTTGCATGTACGTGTTTAATTGTGTTCCTGTGGTCATCTTTGCTTTAGCTCTTACTATGTTTCTAAAGTATTCTTCTTCATCTGGCATCTTTAAAGATAGACCAGCTTGTTTTAAACCTCTCTCAAATGATGCATCAGAGTTTACTAACTTTAGACCTGTACCAGCAAACGCTGATCTAGTGACAAATGTTTTTCCACTACCAGGTCCACCAGCTAAAAAGAAAGCTTTAAATATACCTGGGTCGTAAACACCCTCTCGCAATATTTGATTTAGTTTTTTCATTAATTATTTACTTTAGCTCCAGCTCTCCATTGATAACAAGACCAATATCTAGCTTTTGTTTTTGGTCCTGGATTATCACAATTGTGTCTTGCTCTAAATGACTTTCTTCTTGCTGGGTCGTCTCTCTTAATAGACAAACCAGTTGTATCACCAAATGATACTTTCTTTACTTTATCGCCATCTTTAACATACACATAAAACTTTTTTGAACCACCTCTAATTGGATCGTTTAATTTTACTTTTTTACCTTGATACTCAGCCTCTTGTAAAGGTTCATTTTCGTGTTCAAATATTACTTCGTCACAAGCCTTATCGTATTCTTCAAATTGTTTAAATGTTTTTGGCATTACCTACTCCATCCTTTTGGCATTGTAAAGTTAGCTCTACTAAATTCTAATCTATCTACTAACTTAACTGCGCCTGCTACTTTATCTACTGCCACATAACCCTCAGGACTTGTTACTCTATAACCAGTAGATGTTCTTAAAAAATGTCCCACACTTTGTATTTCACTCATTTTATTAATGAGAAAGTTTTTTGCATTCTGTAATGTAACGTGAGATGCGATAGCCATTACCAATGCGTTTTTGTTTCTATCTATAAATTTTGTATTAGTTGCTAATATATCTTTATACTTTTGTTTACCTGCCGCTGTTTTTCTAGCGTCTATTTCTGCTTGTACTATGTTTACGTAATACTCTCTAAACATATCTACCAAATTTCTTACCTTGGCCATATGACCTTGCGTGTTTCTTATGTAGTGATTAAAGAATGCTTTTAATCTAAATCCTACACCTAAACCATCAGCAGATGACTCACTCATCTTATCTAATAAAGGTGCTGCCTTTGATAAAGAACCTTCAGCCATTCTTAACTTTGCGTTGAATTGTGCTAGTTCACTTCTAGTTAATTTAACTTGACCTGATACGTCTTTATAACCAGCACTTGCTAAAAATACATTACTCGCTCTACCTCTTACGGTACCAAAACCAGCAGTCATACTATCTAAAGTTTTACCAGTATATTTTGTATGAAAGACGATACCCATTCTAGCTCTACTAATTTGTCTACCAATATTAGATTTTACTGGAACAGCGTATGTGATTGTATTTGGAGTAAATGAAATCATTGCTTCGCCATCCATATCTATTTTCTTTAGATCAGATTGCGCAAACAAAAAGTCTCCTTGTAGAACACCTTTGATACCTAGACGTGATAATTCTCTTAATGCGATTGATAGTTTTGATGCTAATTCACCAGAGTGATTTTTTCTAATGTCTGCATTAGTATAATTTACTTTGGCGTTTTTATTGAATACTGATTTTGTACCGACAAAGAATTTGCCGTTTTCTGGATTAATACCACAGATGATAGCTGGTGCGCCATCCCATTTAACTGTCATATTAACTTTTTTATTAGAAGAACCAGCGAGCATATCTCTCACTGATCTTAAAAAATTTAACGCATTTTCACCGCCCCTTGAGCCACGATTTATTATATCGTCCTCTAGGTGTTCTAAATGCGTATTTCTGTCTGTTGTTGTAAAACCTTTAAAACTAAACATTTCTCTCTCATATATTCCATAAATTTATTCAAGTCGTCCATATAAATCAATTGTTTATTATATTTATAAGACTAAACTCTTGTCCAGAGAAATCTTGGTATGCCACCGTTATTCTGCCATACCTTATGTTTGTTTTGAAACTTAACTAATTGATGAGCATCTTCTTCAAAAAAATATTCACTTACTACGTTATTTGTTGGTTTTTCAATGACCTGCCAAATAATTTCTTTACCTTTTTTCTTCATCTTTTTTGTATAAGATAAATTGATTTGTTCGTTATTAGGTCTTCTATCGCCTTTATGAAATCTTACTTTTTGTTTTTTAGGCATTATAATTTGAAGTCACTAAACTTTTCATAACTTTCCTCTGGAGTAGGATAACTCTCATCTTGTTTTAACTCTTTACCACCAACTATATTTTGTGCTGTATTCTCTACATCATATAGTCTCATTTTCGCTCTATCAACGCCAACTATAAATGATCTATTAATCGCAGGGTCATTATATCTATTTTTTAGTTGTTTTACTTTCATTTGACCTAGACCCTCTAGTTCTTCATTTGACATTAGCGCAAACATAAAGTCAGCAGTCGCTGGTAAACCAAACGACTCTGATGTATCTTCTAAACCAATATCCGTACTTACATAACCTGTTCTCGTTGTTTGTGTCGCACTAAAGATTGGTACATCAAACTCAACAGCCAAACCTCTTAATTCTTCAGCGATTGCTTTGACATAAAAATAAGATGATATATTACCACCTCTAAATCTACTAGACGCACATATATTAAGATAATCTATGAATATGACATCTGGTTTAAAACTTTTCTTTAACGCAAGTTCATTAAGTAGTGATTTAAAATGACCACTATGAGCTGATGCAGTTGGATATTCTTTTATAATTAATTGACCATTTGTTTTATTTTCTAATTTTTTAACTTTATTATCGTATAACTCTTTTGGCATAACGTGTAAATCATCTATTGTAACATCAAATAAGTTTGCATCTATTCTTTCAGCGATACGTTCTTCTGCCATTTCTAAAGTTATATACAATACGTTTAAACCTTGTGTTAAGAATGCTGACGCAGCGTGACACATAAACAAAGACTTACCAACACCAGTACCAGCCAGTGCGATATTTAAAGTCTTACTAGGTATACCACCTTTTGTAATTTTATTAAAGTAAGATAAATCAAATGGGTATTTTTTTTCTTTTGTATGATACCAGTCAAATCTAGCTTGAGCGTCTTCTATATAATCGTGCCCAACGTGTTTATCAAAACTTACAGCCAACGCTTCACCTAGTAAACTAGGTAACGCCTCTGGTGTTCTAGTTTTATCTTTACCATCTAATATCTTAATACCTTCTAATACAGCATTATGTACTGCTCTATCTTTACAAAACTTTTCTGTTGTATCTAACAACCATTGTAAATCGTTATCTTCTTTTGTGATACCATTTACTAAATCTTTTAAATTTTTATATTCTTCTTCGTTTAAATCTTTTCGATTGTTTAACTCAATTAAGATTGTATCTTTTGTAGGTAAATTATTATATTGATGTATAAATTTTTCTACTTCAGTAAATAAAACTCTTTCATCTCTTTTAGAAAAGAAATGTGGTTTAATAAATGGAATAGCTTTTCTAGTAAAATCTTCGTTATAAAAAAGATTATTTAATATTGTATTTTCAATTCTATCATTCATCTATTTGTAGCTTTCCATTTTTTAATTGTTCTTCAACACACTCAACTAATATATCACCTATGTAATTTCTAAAATCATTTGACTTTACATCTTCTTTATTTGGATTAGCCATTACATCATAAGTAAACTTTAAAGGTATTTCACCCTTCGCATTTTCTGTTTGAGAAAACTTAACTTCATTATACTTATAGATGATACCCTCGTATTGGCCATCCATAATTTTTATACAACTAAAGTCATCACCTTGCCTTTGAGCAAAAGCGTATCTTTTATTGCTCGTCTTCTTCTGATCCGTATCTGAATTTTCGTTTTGCGATTTCATCTATCTTGTCTAATACCTCTTTTGTAAAATACTTGTCAGGATTATCATTTATATTCTTACCAAAGACTTTAGACCCATCTGGCATTTCATATCTAGTAGATACTTTCTTAAATAATCCAGCTTCTTCTGCTAGACCAATAAGACCATAGTATTTGTCTAAACCTTTTTTGTAAGTTAGTTTTACATCTATTTGTGCGTTTTCTTTTGTTAACCTTGACTTGTAATTTTTACAATGTATTATATTACCAACAACCTC